CAGCAATTGGAGCTGCTATCGTAGGACCAACAAAGAAAGGTCCCGCTTTTGTTCCTACTGTAATAGAGAGCTTTGACGAATTTACAGCGTTGTTTGGAGGATTAGACGAAAACACATACGTACCGTATGCAGTTAAAAGTTACCTATCTTCTGCAAGTACTGTAACTGTAGTTAGAGTATTACAAGAAGGAGGATACGACGCAAAAGCAGTACACATTATTCACACAGATGACAATGCAGTTGAGAGATTGGTTGGTGTAATACTTCCAACCAAAAACACAGCAGATGGAGCTTCAACCGATAACGGATTCGAATCATCGGATTTCTCAGTATTTGAAGACGGATCAGTAACTGGATCATTTGGATATCAACTATCTGGATCAGGAGTATTAGCTCAAAACCTTACATCATCTGCTAACCCAGAAAACGTAAACAACTTTAAAAACGTACTAGGAACATCTGCTCAAGGAGCTAAGAAAGGATACATGTACGTGTGGTATGAAAACTTTTTGAAGTCTGACTTAGGACTAAGCGGTTCAGTAGCATTTGAAACCGGTTCAGTAGCAGCATTAGTTGATTATTCTTCCTCTAATGCAGGAGATGCAACACCAGCTTCAACGCCTTACATTACATCACAAATTATCGGTAGCGAAAAGTTAGACTTATTTAAAGTTAACACAATAGCTGACGGAACAGATACAAACACTTCACTGAAGGTTAGTATAATCAATACAGTATTGCCAGGAGGTAACCCTGCAAGTGAGTATGGATCATTTACCTTATTAGTAAGAGAGTTTGGAGATACAGACCAAAGACCAGTAGTATTAGAGTCTTTCACAAACCTAAACTTAGACCCAGATTCTCCTAACTACATTTCAAGAAGAATTGGAGATAGATACAAAGTAGTATCGGATGCTGGAGTGGTAACTATTAACGGTGACTACGATAACGTATCACAATACATTTATATCGAAGTAGTAGATGACGTGAAAAACAAAGCAATCACACCAAGTGTAAAACCGTTTGGATTTGATGCTTATGTTCAACCAATTTCATCATCTGCTTCTTTCCCAACAGCATCATTCGTTATTGAGGATACCTTAATCAATGGATCTTACAATAAGAAAGCATACTACGGATTTGACTTCTCAGCAACATCAGACAACACTAACTTACTAAAACCATTAGCGGTAGGAACTGCACAAATAGCAGACAACCACTTTAACTTAGATGAGTCGTTTGTTTATAGTACAGCAACTGCAGCAGACGCTAACACAGTGATAGCAGCAGGAAGAAGTATTTCAGGATCAACATTTGCAGGAGTAGATATCTCAAATATACTTAAATTTACTGTAGGATTGCAGGGAGGATTTGACGGAAACGATCCAGCACTAGCTAAAAACATTGGAGCAGATATCTTACCAAGCAACGTGTTTGGAATGGATTGTTCAACAGCAACGTCAAACGGAACTGTAGCATACCTTAAAGGATTAGCAACAGTAAACAACCCAGACGAGTTAGATGTTAACTTATTAGTAGCACCAGGAATCAATATTGCAGATCACTCAACAATCACTAACAAGATGATTGAAGTAGCTGAAGATAGAGGAGATTGTTTCACACTACTAGATCCAGTAGTACAAGGAAGTACAATTGGAGCATCAATAAACGCAGTAGCACAAGCAGGATTAGATTCTAGCTACGCAGGAGTTTATTGGCCATGGGTAAAAATCTTAGATACTAACAAAAACAAACCAGTATGGGTACCACCATCAGTAGTATTACCAAAGGTATTTGCTAACACAGATAGTGTAGCATACGAATGGTTTGCACCTGCAGGATTGAATAGAGGAGGAATAGGAGAAGCAACGGATGTAGAAACTAAACTACAACAAGCAGATAGAGATAACTTGTATGACAATAGAATTAATCCAATCGCAACATTCCCTAACCAAGGAGTATGTGTATGGGGTCAGAAAACACTACAAGCTACTCCTTCAGCATTAGATAGAATCAACGTAAGAAGATTATTGATTACATTGAAGAAGTTTATTGCTAGCTCATCTAGATACTTAGTATTCGAGAACAACACAACAGAAACTCGTCAGAGATTCTTAAACATTGTATCTCCTTACTTAGAGACAGTAAAATCGAGACAAGGTTTGTTTGCATACAGAGTAGTAATGGATGAGTCCAACAACACTCCTGACGTAATCGACAGAAATGAAATGTACGGTCAGATATTCATTCAACCAACTAGATCAGCTGAATTTATTGTGTTAGACTTCAACATTTTACCAACTGGAGCAACTTTTGACAACGCATAAACTATCTAACTGACTATTTATAACAAAGAACACAAATTATGGCATCATTAATAGAAAACGACAAAATATTTTACACTAATTACGAACCTAAGGTAGCAAATAGATTTATCTTAGAAGTAGACGGGATACCATCCTTCTTGTGTAAAAAAGTATCGAGACCACAGCTAGAGTGTGGTGAGGTAGTATTAGACCACATCAACATTGTACGTAAGATGAAAGGAAAGTGTACATGGGGTGATATTACACTAACAATGTACGACTCAATTGTACCATCAGGAGCGCAAGCAGTAATGGAGTGGGTTAGAACTGGACACGAGTCAATTACTGGAAGAGACGGATATGCAGACTTCTACAAAAAGAATTTTGATATATTTGTATTAGGACCAGTAGGAGATAAAGTAGAGCAGTGGAGTGTAAAAGGAGCTTTCATTAAGACAGCAGAGTTTGGTGAAATGGATTGGTCAACTGAAACTCCAGTAGAGATTAACCTTACATTAGGAATTGACTACGCAGTATTAGAATACTAAACTTAAAATAAACACAAAGAGAGAAGCTAAGCGAAAGTTTAGCTTTTTCTTTTTTGCGACATATTTATAAGCATACAAATAAGTTATTAAACCCAAAACATGAGTAAAGTTGTAAACGACAGTTACCCAGGAGGTAGCTCACTATCAGACGAAGAGATAAAACAAAAGTTTCTTCAAGAAAGCACAAACACAGGAACACCAGAGAATTTTACAAACGGAACATCGAGCAATGTGCCTACCGAAGTGATTGAACTACCTAGTAAGGGTAAGTTTTATCCTGAAGGACATCCGCTGACTACTGGAAAGATTGAAATGAAGTATATGACAGCTAAGGAGGAAGACATCTTAGCTTCACAAAACCTCATTAAACAAGGGGTGGTTATTGATAAGCTGTTACAGTCATTAATTGTAACTAAAATCAACTACAACGATCTACTTACAATCGACAAGAATGCCATATTCATCGCAGCACGTATACTCGCTTACGGAGAGGATTATACAGTAAGCATTGAATGCCCTAGTTGTGGAGACAAGTGTGAACACACAATAGATCTCCAAAACTTTGAAGAAAAAGAAGTAGACTGGGATGCATTAGCAGATGGAGCAATGGAATACACTCTTCCAGCATCGAAGGCTAAATTAACCTTAAAAATGTTGACACATGGAGATGAGAAGAGGATAGAGGAAGCTAGTAAGAAGAACAAAAAAGCATCAAGAGGCAGTGGAGTAGATAGAGACCTATCAACAAGGCTAAAGCACTTAATCTCATCAGTAAATGGAGATGATAACAGAGCTACAATAAACAACTTTGTAGATAACATGCTATCAAGAGACTCTTTAGCATTACGTAAACACTTAAAACAAATAACGCCCGATATCGATACTACGTTCTACTATGAGTGTAACTCTTGTGGACATGAGATGGCAAACATGCAGTTGCCAATCGATGTGGGGTTTTTTTGGCCTGGGGTCTGAGTACAAGGCCCACATCTATAATCAGATATTTGACCTCATGTACTATGGTAAAATGGGTTGGAGTTGGACGGAACTTTATAAACTTCCAGTACATATTCGAAACTATTATTACCGAAAGCTGGTTGATATTAAAGAAGAAGAGAACAAACAAGCTGAAGCTCAGGTGAGTCAAGCTAAATCAAAATCTCGTAGGAGATAACAAAGAGCTAGCCAATAGGCTAGCTTTTTTGGTTTTAACAACTATTTATAAGAAACAATCATATGAAGGATACCCAAGTAATCATAAACGAGTCTTTACAAGCGTTAAGCGAAAACTTAGATCATAACAACTTAGAAAAGGAGTTGAAAGGTATTGTAGCTGAGGTAGTGGAAGAAAATCCACACCTGAATGAAGCTGGAGTTACTGGATGGGTGATTGATAAAGTGGCTAATGGTTTGAAATGGGCTACCAACAGAAAGAAGGATTACCAGTACGATGCTTTACTAAGATCTAAGCAATTCAGAAGTTTAGCAAAAAACTACAATATGAGTGAGAAGGATTGGGATAAAGCAGCAAGAAAGTTGATAGAAAAAGATCCAAAGAGACTAGCAAAGATATTAGCATACGATTTGAGAAACAGAAAGGCTAGCGTACTTTTTAAGTAATAAAAAATAGATGGCAGACGATTTAAACTTAAAACCAGACCAAGCTAAGGTACTACAATCAGCAATGCAGGTTATAGAAAAGCTACTAGGGAAGAGTGC